GAATCCTAAAGCTAAATCACTTTTTTAATGAAATACAAGACAATATACGTAGACCCTCCTTGGAATCTTACTGGTGGTGGCAAAATTTGTCGTGGTGCTCAAAAACATTATCCTCTTATGAAAACAGAGGAAATTTTTGCCATGAAAGATTTTATTGATAGCCTTGCTGATGATCAATGTCATATGTACATGTGGGTCACCAATAACTTCCTTGCAACTGGGCTTCAAGTTATGAAACATTGGGGATTTCATTATATCACCAACATTATTTGGGTTAAAAACTTAATTGGGCTTGGGCATTATTTTCGTGGACAACATGAGATACTTTTATTTGGGAGAAAAGGAGCCCCATTGCCTTATAAACATAAGAAAAATATTTCATCAGTTTTGTATGCGCCTAAAGGCAGGCATTCAGAAAAACCTAAGGAATTTTATGATGTTATAGAGAAAATTAGTTATCCGCCCTATATTGAACTTTTTGCGAGAAATAAAAAAGAAGGGTGGGACGCATGGGGAAATGAGGTTGAGAATCTTCCAAACAACGTGAAACTTTTTTAAATATATAAAATAAAATATGTTGTTATGAAAAAACTTGTGCGTGAAAAACTTTATGAAAATTTAAGTGATAAAATGTCCCCTGATCAGTTTACCGATTGGTTTTATAATTTATATGAGGATCCTCAATATGAAGATACAGATTGGCCCATAGTTGTCGACACTTTAACTAATGATGAAGATTCTACAAACGAAGAAATAAAAGAATATTTGTCAAATAAAATTTGTCCAATTTTATTGAATAAGCTTTTGGATAAGCGAAGATATTTCTTAGATTTTCGATATTCACAGCATATCAATATTTAAAATTTAGCCGGAAAATAATTTCCGGCTTTTTTAATCATTATTTTTAACTTTAACTGAAAAAAATCGGTTAAATATTTTTTTATTTCAAGTTTTTTGTTTATATTTACAATAGAATTAAAAAATATAGCTATGAACATGACAAAAGAAATGAATCAGGCAATCAAGACTCTTACATCCATTGGACTTGTAAATACGACCAGTGAGCGCCAGCGTAAAAATGGTACTCTTGAATTTGCAGATCTTCAGGATATTCGTAGTGGATATCCCGTAAAGTATACTCTTCATAAGAATGGCTATTATCGTAAACTGGTTTTTAGTAGTTATCCTTGGGCAAACAGATATGACAATTATCAACTCAACAAAGTTATGAAACGTTGGTTTAAAACTTCTTATGGCGCTAATTATAGCATTGAACGTATTCTTATCCCTGGACAGTATGAAGTAATGGCTGCTCGTATTGTTCCTATCGTAATAAACTCTCGTAAATGCAACAAGAAATAAGTTACATAATTACACCTAATACCTAACACTATGAAAACTGAAACAAAAACTGAATTGATTTCTACCTTGGCTGTTTTGGCTCTCTTTGCCGCAATCGTTTTTGTGGCATTGCAGATGAACCCGATTGTTTAACTAAATACACATAACATCATGACACGAAATAATCCTCTTACTAGCATCGGTTATCGTGTAACCACACTTGAAGATATTCGTAACCATGCTCCGGCGGTTCTTACTGAGCATAAAAGTCCTCATGTTTCGGATCGTTATTCCTATGTTCCTACATACGAATTGCTTGAAGCGTTTGATAAGCTTGGTTGGAGTCCCACTTATGTTCGTCAACAGGGATCGTCCAATTATTCCCGTCACATGGTGCGTCTTAACAATCCCGATCTTGGATTTATGCCTCTTCATCGTGACAAGGTTCGTCCCCAGATCGTTCTTGATAACTCTCATAACGGTATTTCTCCGGCGCAAATTCACATGGGACTCTTTCGTCTTGTGTGCACCAATGGCCTTGTAGTTGCAATGCCCGGGATGTTTACTTCTGTAAGACTTCGCCATATTGGAATCGATATGAAGGAGCTTAAGGAACTTGTTGAGGTTGTAGCAAACCAGTACAACATTATTGGTTCTCATATTGGTGACATGCAACAAGTTGTTCTCAACAAAGATCAGCAGGAAGAATTCGTTATTAGAGCCTTTGCTGCCCGTGAACCGATGGTTTTCATTAGGGATGATGGCACAATCGATATGAAGAAGGCCACGACTATCGTTAATCCTTCCCGTATAATTGAGCCGGTTCGCGGTGAAGATAAGAATAACGATCTTTGGTCAACATTCAACATCATTCAGGAACGCCTTGTAAAAGGAATGTTCGACCGTCAAACGATGAACGGCAGGCGCACTAAGCCTCGCGGCATAAACAACGCCTCACGTCACCTTGACTTTAACATCAAACTTTGGGAAATTGCCGAAGAATACATGGCTACCCCGGAAGTGGACGTAGAAGTCATAGCATAACACGAGAGGCCTTCGGGCCTCTTTTTAATAGGTACCTATTAATCATTAACATATTGTCTTAAATGAAAAGAATCTTTACGCGAGGCGAAACGATATGGATCATACTTATGATCATAACGATGTTGTTTATCTTAATTTTTTAGATATGAAATTTTGGAAAATAATTTATTGGGTTGCTATAATTGCTCTTGTGATATTCTCGGCATTTGCGTTTTCACTTCATTGGATATATTTCGGTGTTCTTTCTAGTGCTGTTGCTATTGGAGGAATTCTTAACTATTTTGATATTATAGCAAATAACCCCCATTGGAACGCTTCAACTACGCATAATCGTCAACTTAGGAGCAGAAGAGCAGAATATTTTCGTTCTTTAAGTGAAGAAGAAAAAGAAGAATATATAGAACAATTGGAAAAAGAACTTGAGAAAACTAAGGAATTGATACGATGAAACATTTTTTAATAGTTATAATTATGTTGGGTCTATTTTTTAATATGTATTCCCAACCTAATTCTCCACCCAGTGTTTCTCATTTAACAATAAAATCCACAAATAAAGTAGAATACATTACAGCTATATCAGCAATCAGTGGAGCAACTGTAAATAGTTCTGATGGTGGTACATCTAACGTTGCACGAGGAATATGTTGGAGTTCTACTGATACGCTACCAACATTAGGCATTAATAATTTCACGAAAGATGGTGTAGGAGATGGAACCTATGTTAGTACAATGGTCGAACTAATGCCTAATACAACATACCATGTACGTTCTTATACTACATACGGCTACGGAACTAATTACGGGCCAACTATAAGTTTTACGACAACAGGTGAAGCTTATACTCCAATATGGTGCGTAGGAGTTATAGTACATAAGAATACTCCTAATAGGTTAGAAATAATTTTTAATATGTCGTTGTTACCAATTATACCAGATATATCTGCATTCACTGTGATAATAAACGATAAAGTTGTGGGTATAGAACATATAAACATTAATCGAAATTTAGTATATGTTTATTTAACAACTTCTGTACAGGCTAATGATATAATTATAATAACGTATATTAAGCCTGACATTAATCCTTTAACTGTGATTATGGATAATAGACAAATAGGCAATATTAATGAATATACTGTAAATAATCAATTATCCGAAGACGATAACATAAAAATGTTGCCATTCATCATTTAAAACTTTTAAAATAAAGTTCATATAAAATACAAAACTTATATGGCTATTAAGATAGACCAGAAAAACATAAAAGAAATTATTGCTCTGGATACATTTGACGCTGTTCGATTGCGTCCAACAATGTATATTGGGCAAGTTGCGCATGTGGATGAAAAACTTCCTCTTATTATAAATGGTTCTCTTACAGATGTACAAAAAAGCTGGTCTGAAGGTTTTATGCATCTTATCGTTGAAATTCTTGAGAATGCATTAGATGAAGCGAAACGTTGCAAAGGAAAAATGAAAAACATTACAGTTAAAGTTAATCTCGATAATAATGAAATAACTGTAATTGATGAGGGGCAAGGATTTTATAATGCAGCTAAAAAACATCCTAAGACAAAGAAAAATGTTGTACGTACTGCACTTGAAGAACTTCACGCTGGATCTAATTTTATTGATACGGAAACTCATATTTTAGGAACTCATGGCGTAGGTTCAGCGGTAACAAATATTCTTTCGGAACGTTTCACAGTTGAAACTATAAATAAAACGCATTATGTGAGTTTTGTATGGGAAGATTTTAAAGTTGTTAAAGAAGAGATTAGGAAGAAGACTCCAGGAGATAAACTTGGAACCACGATAAGTTTTATTCCATCAAAGGAAATGTTTCCTAATTATAAATGGGATAAAGATCTTATGACAACTTATCTTTCTTTTAAAGCCTTTTTGATTAAAAATGATCCTATTATTAATAAGCTTAATCTTAAAGCGTTTTTTATCGAAAATAGTAAAGAGATTCCAATACCTGTTACAGCAGACTTTATCCCTTCAAATCATATAATTGTTTCAAATACTTTTGGAACAATATATCTTTGGGAATCATATGAAAATTCGTGTTCTTTGTCATTTGTGAACGGGTCTCAATGCACTGGAATACATCAAAAGATTGTTAATGATTGGGTTAATGAGTATTTTAAATATAATTTTGCCCATCATTTTTATGAGACACTTATTATCTTGAATGTTCCTTCAACTCTCATGAAATTTGCAGACCAAAATAAAACAAAGTTTGCAACAGGACGAGGGGAAATTGAAGAACCTATGAAAGAAGCTTTTCATACCAGACTTATTCGTCTTTTAGGAAAATCTGATATTGCTAAAAACATTGAAAAATCAATCGAAGATAGACTAAAGAATGAAAATATAAATAAGATTAAACGTGCTCAACGACAATCTAAACGAAAGATTTCTGATAAATTTAGCCCTTCATCTAAATATAAACAACATCTTTATTTAACTGAAGGCGCATCAGCAGCAGGGTCAATTCGACAAGCTAGAGATTCAGAAACTGAGGCTATATATGCTCTTAAGGGTAAGGTTAAAAATGTACGTAAGTTATCTGAATTAGCTACAAACGTAGAATGGATGGATGTAATGAGTATACTTGAAATAGAACCAGGAAGTAAAAAACTTCCGTCTTATGAAAAAATTATTATAGCAGCAGATGAGGACAGCGATGGGCAACATATAAGTTCTCTTATAATAAATTTCTTTTATCGTTGGTTTCCACATATTATAGAGAATAAAATGCTATATAGAATAATTACGCCCCTTGTAGCCTGTGATGCTGGAAAAGAAAGAAAATATTTTAATACGCTTGAAGAATTTAATGAATTTGCTAAAACTACAAAAGTTTCAAATGTTAAATACTTAAAGGGACTTGGTTCGTTATCGCTTAAAGATTGGGAATATGTTATGGAACATAAAACATTTTTCTCGATTATTAATGATAGAAGTGCCAATAAATTTCTTGAAATAGCGTTTGGCGATAACACAAATCGACGAAAATCATGGCTGGCAGGCAAATAAAAATAAGACCAGACGGAGAAGATGAAATAGTATTTTTTCCTATAGATAAATTATCAAAAGAAGAAATTGACGTTATAACAAATTTAATTACTAAAGAATATATGAATCTGGAACAATATGAGAGATACGACGAAGAAGGTAACGTTGTAGAAGAAAAATATGATTGGAAAGATGTTGTCATAGATATTTCTAAAATTTCGACTAAAAAGTTTTCTGAGGTTAAGCCATTTCCTTTTGGAGATGTACATGAGCTTTTTACCTTTAATGATGGAAATGATGGTTATTTAAATTCATATTCAGAGCTTTATTATTTTGCATATGCATATTATAGGAAATATAAAATTTATCCAAGCGTATATCGTGTCAATCATTTTGACTTAAATATATTTGTTAAAAAATTGTTAAAACATTTTAATATTCCAGACTATTCATATATAAAAATATCTTATCAAGACACTAAAGAACCAAGAATAACTTCAATACTATTTTGCCTTGATGAAGGACTATACATGTATATAGATGGTGAAGACAAAGGATCAATTTTTTATCAACAGAAGGATGAAAACAATCCCGATTCACATTTTTATAATCTTCTTGGATTATTAAAGGGGTTCAAAAAACCTTCAGTTGCTAAAAATCAAATATTTATCGTATATCGTGGATCAACTGGTTTTGATAAAATGGGCTTTAATGTAAAAAAGATAAATGTTAATTTGGAAGAAAATTATAACGATGATTTTCCCGAAATGTCTGAAAAAATAATTAATGGACTTAACAGTAAGAATAAAACAAATCTTGTGATATTAAGTGGAAGCCCAGGTGTTGGAAAAACAACGTATATCCGATACTTAACCTCAAGGCTTAAAAAGAACATTATATTTATATCTCCTGATATGGTTGATTCCATAACAGATCCGGCGTTTATTCCATTCCTTATGCAAAATAATGATTCAATTTTAATTATTGAAGATGCTGAACCTGCACTTGAGAAAAGAGGAACAGGAGGAAGAAGTTCTGCGGTTTCAAATGTTCTTAATTTAACTGATGGGCTTCTTTCGGATTGTCTTAATATTTCAATAGTTGCAACATTTAATACAGGGATAAAGAATATAGATGAAGCACTTACACGTAAAGGAAGGCTTTTGATGAACTATAAATTTGAAAAACTTTCAGTTGAAAAATCAAAGAAACTTCTTGAAAAAAATGGACATGGAGATGTAGAAGTGACAGAACCTATGACACTTGCAGACATATATTTTTATGGAATAGATAATAACTCTAAAATAAATGAACCACGTAAATTAGGATTTTAAAAATGAAAACTGAATTACAACGAAAATTATTAGATACATATCCTCAGTTATTTCAGACTAAGCAAAAAATTTATATTGGCGAAAAGCCGATGAAAGAAGAGATTCAGGAACTCTTAAATCAGAAAGAAATAGTATCCCCTATTCAATTTGGGTTTGAGTGTGGAGATGGCTGGTTTATGCTTCTAGATGAACTTATGGGCAATATTGTTAATCATCTTGAAAATAAAAATAAGTTTAATCTTAGAGAAGGCAAGCAAGAATTAACAATAAATATTACTCAGATAAAAGAAAAATTTGGAGGATTACGTTTTTATTATGATGGCGGAGATGATTACATTGATGGCATGGTAAGAATGGCAGAATCACTATCATATAAAATTTGTGAATATTGCGGAACAACTAAAAACATTGGTTATACAAAGGGTTGGATAACTACGATATGCAAAGATTGCTGGCAAAGTAATTCTCAGACAAATAATATGAAATGGGAACCTGTGAATGAAAACGAGTAATTTTAGAAGATACACGGGAGATAAGGGCGTAGCGATTTGTATTTATCCGCCCGTAGATTGGACGGGTTTGCAATATCCTGCATTAGCGCCTGATAGACAAACATTTTATGCTATTAAGGAAGGTGCCATAACTAAGGAACAATATGAAAAATTGTATCGAGAAAATGTGTTAGCAAAACTTGATCCTAAGGCTATATATGAAATGTTTAAGCATAATGTATTATTATGTTGGGAGGAACCTGGAAAATTTTGTCATCGTCGTATTGTAGCAGCATGGATCCAAGAAAATCTTGGAATTGAAGTTCCTGAATGGGATCATTCAGATGAATTAAAAAAGAAAAGTAATACTAACCCTTTATTTTAAGTACTATGGACACACAAGACATTTATGTAAAAGAAATTGTTAGAGGCCCATATTATTATGCGGGTAATGATAGATGCGGCTGGGAAATTATCATAGAGGTTTATTGTGATGGAAATTTCACGTTTCGTACAATGACTGCTGATACAAAAGAAGAATTGGAAAAATATGTCCCGGGATATTCTTGGGTTGAATAAAAACTAAAATAAGAATTATGCCACACCCAGAGAGAACATATCGAATGTACTTTTTTGTGCCTTATAATTTATCCCCTATTCAGCAAGGAATACAAGCAGGACATGCTGCGATTGAATATGCATATAAGTATAGTAAAAATCAGGAATTTAAAGACTTTGCATTTTGGGATAAAACGTGGATCATTTTAAACGGTGGAACATCTAATGATGGACATCTTGGAAATCCTAAAGGTTCGATGGAAGAGACTTATAGATCTCTTTATCATAGTGGAATTCCTTGTGCTAATTTCTATGAACCCGACATCAATAATGCTATGACAGCCATTTGTTTCTTGGCAGATGACAGGGTTTGGGATAAAGAACAGTATCCTGATTTTATAGATTATATCATAAATATTAAAATGCGGGATGATGCCAAAGAATCTATACCCTTAGAAAATTATTTTGCTCTTAAGATTAAAGAGTTAGATGAACTTAAAAAAATGTTTCCTGAATACTATAAAGAATGGGTTGAATTTATTGGTGGTGAAAAAAACGTATTTTTGCGTGAACTTATATCTGATAAAAAATTAGCGTAATTATGAAAAATCTTTCGGGAAACGCAGATTATGCAACTCCACAAGAATTATCTCGTAAGAAAAAAATATCAAAAAATGAAAATAGCATTGAAACACCTGTAGCGTTAAATAAAGAAGCTATTAAGGATTTTATAGATAAATTTAACGACCTATATTCTCAATGTGAAAAACTTTATGAAATTCATTCCTTAAAACAATTGAATGATATTTTAGCAAGTTTTTATTCAGTGAAAAATGACATTAAAAAATTAACAGATTTTGTGAACAATTAGGATGTCTAAGAAAAGAGCAAAAGATCTAACAAAGCCAAGACGCAAGGAAAAAATCATAAGACTCCCAATTTCAAAGTTCATTGATACGAAATTTCGAGATTATGCGGTGTATGTCCTTGAACAAAGAGGCATACCTAATTTTTATGATGCATTAACACCTGTTCAACGCTTTATTCTCAAAAACACACCAACGTCATTTGTTAAAACTTTAACGGTTGTCGGCAAGGCAATTCAGGACGGTTATCATCATGGGAATAGTTCACTTGAAAGCGCAATAAATAAACTTGCTCGTCCTTTTGGAAATGCAACACAAATTCTTGAAGGTGATGGCTTCTTTGGAACAGAAGTATCTCCTTCTCCTGCGGCTGCTAGATACACTGGAGTTAAACTTTCTTCTTTAGCTAATGGTATCCTAAACAAATACAATCACCTCACTACAAGAGACCCTGAGGGCCCCTATGATCCTTTGTGGATGGATGCACCTCTTGGTCTTGTTGTCCCTATCGTAGGAATAGCAGTAGGATACAAATCAACAGTTCTTCCTCGTAAATTAAAAGATATACAAGACTTTTTAGATGGAAAGCGTAAAAGTGTTAAACCTTATTTTGAAGGATTTAATGGAACTATTGAAAAATACAAAGGTTTTGATAAGACGTGGTTAATTTCATCCAATATTATTGTTGAAGGCCAAAAAATAATGGTTAGAGAAATTCCTCCAATCGTTAAATTTAATTCTGTTTTAAAGAAGCTTGATTATCTTATCAATAAATATGAAAGCAACATACGAATAATTAATAACTCGAACATTAAAGTAAATATTGACATTATATACTCTGGTAAAAATGCTGAAGAATGGCAAGATATTCAGAATTTTGTCAAAAAAACATTTTCAGTTCTTGTTACTGAGACTCTTATTTTTGTAAAAGATGGGACAGTACTTTCATATGATTCTGTAGAAGATTATCTTGAAGATTATAAGTGGCAAATTTGTCGCCTTAGACTTAAGAATACTTTATTTGAAAGAGATAAACTTTCATTTGAATTAAAATTTAATATTGCAAAAGAAAAATTTATAGTATTTATGCTTCAAAAGCAAAGAACTATAGATGAAGTTGATACATGGCTTAAACCCCATGAAAAGGAAATATCTTCTCGTCTTGAAAATATGACAGCTAAAAAATTCACAAAAGATGAATTAACAGCAACACGAGAAAAAATAAAAGTTCTTACTCAAGAATTAAAAGATAAAGAAAAAGAATTGAAAGAAGCCCAGAAAGCATTTGATAATTATCCTGACCCAACAATTGCAAGAGGAGTAGTATCGCAAAAACATTCAGTTAACCTTTTTGATACTGATGATGTTGAGATAATTAATGACATAGCAGTATGGAGCGGAGAGGACGTATATGATGAAAATGAAACTGTTAAAAAATTTTTAAATGATGATGAATAAATAGATAAAGATGAACTCTTTGATCTAATAATGTGTAGAATAACTAAAACAGAATTTGAAAAAGCTTATAAGAAATTTAAACCATGTAAACTCGAAAAATTTTTCTTAAAATACATTTCACTACGTGGTGTCTATGATTCATATAGGTATGTCATTTTTGTGATCTCTTTGCTTTTATTACCTTTAGCATTTGAAATTTTTGCAATAAGTACAGGACTTTCTCAGTTTTGTCAAATGATACCCAGCTTAATATATGCAATTATAAGTAGCGTAGTAGGAGTTTTATGGTCAACAGTTTTAATACAAAAGAGAAGAAGATTTATAAAAATACAAAAATATTTAGATGTTACAGATGAAGAATTTAAACAATTAACAGAAATATATTTTTATAATCGATACAATTCGTGCAATGATTTTATAGGATATAATTCAACATATAAGAAAGATGAGCAAAGATAACTAAGTGTTAAAAAACAATTAAAGATAGGAACAAACAAAACTTTGTTCCTTTTTGTTTTTATAAATCTTGATAAATCATATAAAAAGTTTCTTAATTATGGCTATATCTAAAAAAACACTTGAATTTACTGCTAAAAATGCCAAAGCTTTTACAGCTTGGATTAAAAGATTTTCATCAATCGATAACACTCTTTTATTAGAGGTTGATCGTTCAAATTCTATTTTCATAGCAAAAACTTATAATGAAGAACATTCAGTTGTCAAAATGAGTTCTATTAAGTTTGATGAAGCCGGCTTTACCGTTAAAGATGGAACAGAATCAAAACGAGTTAAAGTTGGAATTTTTAACATTCCTCGTTTAATTAAAATTATTGATCAGTTCCAAGATGCTGAGTTCACGTTAACTATAGAATATCAGGAACTCGTGGGTGAAGGCGAAACTCAATTTGCAGCTGAAAAGATTTTGTTGAAAAGTAAAATGCTAAAAATGAGTGTTGATTGTACATCGTTAAATATATTCAAATATATTTCAGACGATGTATTTAAAAATAACATAGCAAACGTTGATAGCCTAGGCAAGTTCGAGTTATCAAAGACTATGCTTGAGAAAATTAACACTCTTAACGCATTGGACGTTGATCATAAGCTTATAGAATTCAAGCTTTCTGATAAGAAGACATTTGTATCCGGAAAAGCATTTGAACTTCTTATACATGAGGGTAAAGAAAAAGCAAATGTAACTTTATCCATATTTAAAGATCAATATGCAACAATAGACGTTGAGAATTATAATGTTGAAATGGGTGAAGATAGACTTGTTTTTACTTCAACAGATAGCGATACTGTAACAGTAATTTCAAAAGCGGAAGATGAAATGTAGAAATTTCTTGTGTTTTTTGAGAAAGCCCAGATTTTAATATTTGGGTTTTTTTATTTTTAAATCATAAATATATAAAATAAAATATAGCTATGAAATTTTATCCACGTCTTTTTGAAAATCCCAATGCTTTATATATGCCAGATATTGAAAAAATCGTCGAGTGGAGTGAATCAAAAACATTTCCTTTTTCTTATTATAATGGCGAGTTATATTTAGGTAAATGGGGTGATACACACCTTAATATAAAAACTCCTCAGGATTATAAAGGAGATACACGAGGGCAATATAGCGGAAGAATATTTGCTGATTATAAAATAATTGCATTTTGGCATTTTCCCGAAGATCAAAAAACTCTTAAAAAAGTTTTAGATGATTTACGTAAAAAAATTTATGCGGATGAAAATGATTCCTATGAAAAAGATCATTATAAATATGATTTTTATGATGGCGAATGGATGATAGAAGTGCCATCAGAAGTTGAAGAGTATAAAAAATATCCTACAACTAAAGAATATGATTTTTTTACGTATCCTATGCCTAACTGGGGCACATGGCGTCCTGAAGAAGAAAACCAAGAATATGTTAAAGTTAAAGATTATGAAAAGGGTACTGAAAGATCAGCAGAAGAATTGGCACAACAACACGTTGTATCACCTTTATTAAAACCTAAGAGAAAAGTATTACCGGGTTGGGGCTCAAACAGTGAAAGATATAAAAGAAAAAGAGCGTGGCAAATGGCTTCCATGACCGATGAAAGTAAAAAAGAAGAAATTTATCCTCGACTATTTGAAAGTCCTGATTGGATAGAAGTTGAAGGAACGGACGAAGAAATACCTTGGATGCGTAAAGGTGCGCGGGCATTTGGTTATTATAGAGACAAATTATATGTTGGCAAAACACGTCAAACCCACGGAGACATGATAGTAGGTAGAGGGCAGTATCGTGACAGACCTGGTAGAGAGTTAAAATACGCAGGAAGAATATGGCCCAAAAATAAATATATTTCATTTTGGTATTATCCGCCGAAGAAAGAACTTGTAAAAGTTCTTAAAGATCTTGAAAATAAACTTAAGATTACTATAATAAATGATCCAGAATGGAAAATTGACGTTCCAGTCGATATGAAAAATAGTACAGAAGGTGGATATGCCGATGAACGTAATTATACACAAATCCCTATTAAAGATTATGCTGGCAAATATATAACATCTGAAGAAGATTTGGCACGACAACATGTTTTATCGCCTTTGTTAAAGCCAAAAAAGAAAGTAGAACCAGGCTGGGGCTCAAACAGTGAAAGATATAAAAGAAAAAGACAATGGCAAATGGCCACAGTAGGCGATGAAAGCAAACAAGAAATGCCATATCCAAGATTATTTGAACACCCTGATTGGGTTAATCCTCAAGGAACAGACGAAGAAATTCTTTGGATGAGAAGAGGGACCCGAGCGTTCGGATACCATAAAGGAAAACTTTATATAAGTAAACCTAGTAAAACACACGGAGACATTGGAATAGGACGAGGTTATAATCGTATTCATCCCGGAAGAGACTTAGAATATGCAGGAAGAATATGGCTAAAAGAAAAATATATTTCGTTCTGGTATTATCCCCCAAAAGAAAAGTTAATTCAAATTATTAAAGATCTCGAAGATAAACTCAAGATTTCAATATTAAATGACCCTCAATGGAAAATTGATATTCCTGCAGACATGAAAGATGATAAACAAGGAGGCATGGGTGGATATGGTTCTCATTATTTACAAATTCCTATTAAAGATTATGCAGGTGAATATATAACCTCTGAGGATGATCTTGCAAGGCAACATGTTTTATCTCCTCTTCTTAAGCCTAAGAAAAAAGTAGAACCAGGCTGGGGCTCAAACAGTGAGCGCTATAGAAGAAAAAGACAATGGCAAATGGCAATTGTAGGTGATGAAAGTGTTCAAGAACCTCATTATCCAAGATTATTTGAAGGATTCAACAAAAGACAAGAATTATGGAAAAATTTGTATGTTAAAGACATGAATTCAGATGACATTGTTGCTCCTTCTGGACGAGAAACTATTCGTGCAAACTTTGGAGAAAATGATGGCACTGCAGAAAAAAACATAATAAATTTTTTAAAAAATTCTATTAAAATAGAACCACGTACATATCAAATGGAAATTGTCCCTAAAGGCAAAAATGATAAACATGCAGGAAAAGAAATATCTGGGAAATTTGATGCATATAAAATTGTATTCTCTGAACCTACGACCGACGTCTTTGGTCAACAATACAAAAAGGACGATTTTATTATAATAACTAATAGATTTGAGTTTGATAAAAAAACAGGAGAAGAAAGTGTTATAAAGGGTAAAGAGTTAACTCCTGATAAATTAGGGTTAACAACTGAATCATATTTAAATTCAAAACAAATTTTAGATAAAATTATAAAAGTTATTAATGAAACTAAATACCCTGAACATTATAAAAAATTTATCATAGAATCTTCAAAGATTATAATTAATGACCCAAATAATAAAAATAAATTTGAAGACTTTTCAGCATATGCTAAAGTAACAACGCCTATTGTCTATAATGTGCCGATTGAATGGTTTAACGGGATAGATCCAAAATCAATAAATAATATCGCAAATGATTATGGGGAAGTAATGGGTGCTTTAATGTTCTTTAATATACTTAAGAAAACTGGAAAAGGGCTAAGATATCCTACTGCATCTAATCAAAGGTTAATTGATTTTTATTTTGATGATTATAAAATTTCATCAAAAGCTGGAACAGGAGCAACTCCTAGTGGAGATGTTATTATTCGTGCAATTTATAACAATTACAAGAATGGCGAGATTACAGCAACAGATGAAAATGAAATCGATTTTATTGAAAACGTTGTTAAGCCCTGGGTAAATCCTGAACAAATAGATCCCAGAAGTGTTATTTATAATACTGTTATGACATTAGCAAAGATACATTTATCAAATAATCCTGATTCTGCTTATTCATATTTACTAAGAAATTTGCAAATTTCTTCAGATGAATATCTTAAAAAAGAATCAATGCTAAAATTTCTTGATGCATTAATACATAATAAAGAAAAATATGAGTTATTTATTAATGAATACATTAGAAGATCACAAATGTCAAGAACACAGTTTAATCCTGAGAAATATAGACAGCAATATATCAAAAAACTAGAAATTGGAAATGACAGTCGTTTTGGATTAATCTTTTATCCTATTATGGTTGAAATTGTAAAAACTCTTAATGGTAAATACGCTGATATATTAACTACGTATACTCAAAAAGTAATCAACATAAAACAAGTGTACTTAAAGGTATATGTTAAACGTGGACAATTTGCCTTTGAAACACATTCCTTTCAAAACTCAAATTTTATGTTTGAACAAAAAGGTTCTATAAATGTGCCATTTATTGCAAATATTGGGATTAAAATGGTGAAACGATAAGACAATTAAATAACTGTTAAACAGAAAACTCTATATAGTTATAAACATATAAAAACAAAAACTATATGGAATTTAAACTAACTAACATTGATCCATATAATTGCTCTATAGAAGAACTTAAGGCCGAGATTGATCGACTTAAGTCTATTAAAGAAGAATATTATAATCTTGAGCAATCAATTAAAATTTTTATAAACTCTGTTTATGGAGCCACGGCTTCTGTCTTTTTTGTTGGATATAACGTTAATGTTGCAGAAGCAGTTACACTTCAAGGCCAAGATATCGCAAAATTTGCAAGTAGATGTATTGATGACTATTTCATGGATTACTGGCATAATGATGCTGAACTTCATAAGGCTTTAGGGTTAACGTATGCAAACAAGATTAATGAACAAACGGTAACTGTCTATATGGATACTGATTCTGTTCATTCTGACTCTATTGTTCATACGGATAAAGGTTCGATTAAAATTGAAGATTGGTACAATAAAAACAAAACAAACGGCGGAACAACTCTTGAAGGACATGAATCAGTATTAACTAATGATAAAATATTGAACTGGGATAACGAGTTATATTTTGCGCCAGTTAAACGTATTATACGTCATAAAGTTACAAAACCAAAATGGAAAATTAAAACTAAATCTGGAAAGGAAATAATTATAACAAATGATCATTCATTAATTGTTTTTCGTAATAATGAAAAACTTGAAATAAAACCGCAAGGTGTAATTTATCAAGATAAAGTGTTATGTTTAGGAACAAAATTTTATTTTGATGAAATAGAATCTTGCGAAGAAATGGGAACATTTGATAATGAATACGTTTATGATGTTGAAGTAGATGATGATACGCATACATTTATAGCAAATGATATTTTAGTTCATAATAGCTGTTATGTCACTTTTGATCCAATGCTTAAGTCTTGTGATTATCAAGGTAATCCTGTTGATTTTATTCTTAAAGTTAAAGAGCTTCGTCTAACATCATTTATTAAAAAGAAATACGAAGAATACGCAAAACGACATAACACTAAAAATATTCAGGATTTGGAATTGGAAAAAATTTCTTATTCAGCAATTATGGTCGCAAAAAAGAAATATGTTCTTGATTTAGCGTGGAAAGATCCTGGAGTTCATATTGAACCTCAAGAAAATATCAAGTTTGTGGGCATTGAAATTGTTCAAGGTTCAACGCCAAAGTATGCAAGACAAGTTCTTAAAGAATTAATCAAAATGACTTGTTCTAAAGGAAAAAAGACACAATACGCAGATGTTGTTAACCGACTAAAAGAGTATAAAAAAGAGTATGTTTTACAAAATCCTGAAGACATTGCAAAAACACAAGCATTAGGAAATTATGAAAAATATTGCTTAGAGGATAAAAGAGAAGTGGTGTTAGCAGAAAAATGTCCCCAGAACGTAAGAGCCTCAGCAATGTATAATCATCAGGTTCTTAACAGTAAAAAATGGAAGACTAAATATAACATTATTAAAACTGGAGATAAGGTTAAATTCTATTATTCAAAAGATGGCAATGAAGTCTTTGGGTTTTTGCCCGGTAATTTTCCTTACGAATTTGCACCCGAAGTAGATTATGATCTTCAGTTTGAAAAAACAATCATTGAACCATTTAATCGAATTCTAACAACTATAGGATTTAATCCTGTGCCTGGAAATTTAATATACGCTAAAGCACTATTTTAAGATACATAATGTAACTATTTTTCTCATAATACTTTAGATATATAAAAATAAAAAAATAATCTAAAGTATTATGAGAAAGCTATTTATGATTATGATAACATTTGCGATAATGTTATTTACTTCTTGCGAACCAATCGATGTTCCTGAACCAGACCCAGATCCTGTGGAACCTAAAAGTCTTATTATAGACAATACGTGCACAAAATTGGATTCGATTCCTGTGATTTGGATAGATTCTGCAAAATTAAAGTTACGTATAGCGTATGAGCATACATCCCATGGAAGTCAGATAGTGGATGGAATGAACGGTTTGTCAAAATGGAAAGGCGATATGTATAAGGGTCTAAATCTAAATGATCATGCAATAACTGGATGGTCTGATTTAGGAAGTGGATCATGGGATACAGATACTCGAAATTATTTGAGTGCACATCCTGAAATTAACGTTGTCATGTGGTCATGGTGCGGTCAAGTGAGCAATGCATCACAGGAGTACATTAATACGTATTTACAGAAAATGACAACTCTTGAGTCAGAATTTCCTAATGTAATATTCGTATATATGACCGGGCATTTAGATGGAACTGGAGAATCAGGTAACTTGAATATTCGAAATGAACAAATAAGAGATTATTGTAAGTTAAATAAGAAAGTACTCTATGATTTTGCAGCAATTGAATCATATGACCCAGATGGCAATTATTTTTTAAACAGAGGGGCAAACGATAATTGCGACTATAATGGCGGAAATTGGGCTATCGAGTGGCAAAATTCTCATGAACAAAATGTACATTGGTATCATTGCAATTCAGCACATAGCCAACCATTAAACGCAAATTTAAAAGCTTATGCGGCTTGGAATATGTGGGCAAGGTTAGCTGGATGGAACGGAAGATAAAATATCTTTTGTTCTCAGAAAATAAAGACCGAAATAATTTTTTTATTTCGGTTTTTTTGTTTATATTTATAATTTAAGTATAATCTGTTATAAAATATGAGCAAGTTTATAGAATTTTTCAATGACAAGTATCACAACGAATATGAGTCATGTTTCATTTTGTCTGCCGAAATGATACATTTTTTATATATGTATGTGAAAAACAATAAAGAAACATTTCTTGAAGATATCCCAGAAGAAATGCGTAAAATTGTTTTAAATCAAGATTATAGGTTGGGATTTGACAATTTTGAAAACCCTAGAAATAACGATTGGGTAGATCTTTTTACGGTGTTTTTGTGGCATCCCGATTTAAACTGGGAATTAATAGAAAAAGATTTTAAAGAAATGTTAGATGAACATTCAGAAAGACATAGTAGATAAGCTTGATAGCCAACTTATTGCTGAAATGCAAAAAATATGGTTTACTGCAGATCTTCATCATTCTCACTTGAAAATTATCGATATCTGTAATCGCCCAGTCTCAAAAGAAGAACATGATGAATGGCTTCTCAAAGAAGTGTTCAATAAATATGTCCAAAAGAAAGATGAGGTCTACATACTTGGGGACGTATCATTTGCTAAGAGAAAAGATGCTGAAAAATGGGTTGCTAGATTGAACGGAAATAAGCATTTAATCGTTGGCAATCATGATAAAAGTGTTGTTAATCTTGGGAATTGGTTAGAGGTGAAACAGCTTAAAGATTTCACGTTCTCTCGAGAAAATTTGAATATCCATATTGTGTTGTGTCATTATCCTATTGCAAGTTGGAATAGAAAAATTCATGGGTCATGGCATCTGTACGGCCATACACATGGGAGATTTCAAAATACTGGGTTATCATGGGACTGTGGTATTGATAATCGTGAAAATTATGCAGGAATTTTTGGCTGGTGTCGTCCAATAAATTTGTATGAAGTCGTTTTAATTATGAACCAACGACAAAAAGATGGATTTGAAAAAGATGGTGCAGAAATATCAATTTAGAGGAGCAATAATAATGCTCCTCTTCTTTTTTAAATATATAAAATAAAAAATAAATAAATGCCCCTAGCAATTTATCAGGGAAAATACGCCCAATTAAATAACAAGTACGGATGGATGCCGGCTTCTAATTTAATATTAACTTTCGATGATATATCCAATGTTCCTGTTACAAACGCAATGAGTGTCAATGAATGGAACACATTTTTTGATCTGCCAACCTACGGAACACCTTTTACGTCAGTTTCAGTTGAAGGAAATGAAGTAACATTAAAAGGTGGTAAAAATATAACATTAAGGGGAGGTTTATTCGCTAATTCGATATGTGAAACAAGTCTCATACATCTTAAAGACATGGGATGTATAGTTGATATGATATGTATCAATGAGCCAGAAAATTATTTAACAATTACGCCATTTGTTTATATAATACCACCAGAAGATTCAAAGATCTGCAGAAATCTTGAAAGTGCTAGCTTCACATCATTATTAAGTATTGGAAATAGTGCATTTACAAGTTGTATAATCCTTACTTCTATAACTTTGTCAAACAGTGTTACAAGTATTGAAAACGAAGCATTTCATTATTGTTTTTCTCTTTCCGCAGTAACATTAGGCAATAATGTTACAAGTATTGGAAATAGTGCATTTGCTAGTTGTGAGTCCCTTACTTCTATAACTTTGCCAAATAGTGTTACAAGTATTGGAAATAGTGCATTTGCAGCCTGTAAAGTCCTTACTTCTATAATTATACCTGACGATGTTACAACGATTGGATCCTATACATTTGCCTGGTGTCAGGCCCTTACTTCTATAGTTATGCCCAATAATATCATAAGTATCGGAAATAATGCGTTTGAAGGGTGCACTGCCCTTACTTCTATAACTATACCTATTAATGTTACAAGTATTGGAACTGATGCGTTTGCAAATTGTTCTTCCCTTAATACAGTAAACATGTATCCTGCAATTGCCCCAACAGTTAATGCGGATAATACTTTTGGCGATTATGCTGCTACTCTTCATATCTCTTACGATGCTTCGGGATATGATGTTGCACCTTGGACAAATGCTGCTAAGTTTGTACAGATAATTCCTGACCTTATGCAATTAACATTGACATTTGACAATATTTCTAATGCACCAGTTGCCGATGCTACCTCAATAAGTAACTGGAACACGTTCTTTGATTTGCCAACTTATGGAACGCCGTTTACATCAGTTTTAGTCAATGGAAACGAAGTAACATTAAGAGGTGGCAAAGATATAACATTAAGGGGAGGCTTATTTGCTGATTCAACGTGTGCAACGAGTTTGATACACTTTAAAGATACTGGATGCGTAATTGATATGGTATGTTTAGATGATATGGAAAATGGTATAGAAATTTCACCATTTGCTCATTTTAGCATGCCAGAAGCAATAATGAATTTCTGTAGAAATCTTGAAAGTGCTAGCTTTACATCATTATTAAGTATTAGGGATGTTGCGTTCATTGGCTGTGAATCTTTAGCCTTGATAGATATTCCTTTCGCTGTTACAAGTATCGGAAATGCTGCGTTTGCAGATTGTCCTTCTCTTAACACAATAAATATGTATCCCCCAATTGCACCAACAGTTGCAGCTGATTCATTTGATGATAATCCAACAGCTGTTTTACATACACCTCCAATCACATCAGGGTATGATATAGAGCCATGGACAAATACTGCTAAATTTTCAACGATACTAACTGATGTATACGGAGATATTATAATTTAAAAATATGTTTTTATTTCTCAAAAATTTTGTTTATATTTAACTAAAATGATTATATAGAATGACTATTTCAGCTGGTCTTGTTCTTATTGCAGACAACAAAATTCTTTTATGCCACCCAACTGGTCAAAAATGGTGGAACTCTTATTCATTTCCAAAAGGACATGTCGAAAAAGACGAAGAAATTCTTGATGCTGCTATCCGAGAAACAAAAGAAGAAATTGGTGTTTTTATAGATATTGAGAAAACCCCTATTTCAGATGAAGGATACATAAATTATATAGATGAAAGAGGAAAACTTTATAAAAGAGTTTACTTTTTTGTCATAAAATTATCTAAGCCTATTAAGATAACTAAGCTTGATAAATCCGAGATTGATTGGGCAGGATTTTTAACAAAGAAAGAGGCAGAAAAGAGAATTTTCTGGAGATTCCAAACATTGTTAAACTATTTAGATTGATATAATTATTTATAGACACTATTTGAAAACTTTTTAGCCATATTCGAATAAAATAAATAAAAATAAAATATTCGTTTATGGCTAAAAAAATGTCACCTAAGAAGTCTTCTGACGATAAAAGAAGTTCATTTTTAGAACTTAATGATATGCTCTCTAAATTTAGTCCCGATGGAGCAATTATAGAAGATAGTATATATGCAAAAATTGATGAGTGGATACCCACAGGTTCTTATATTCTTAATGCAGCTTTAAGTGGATCTTTATTCGGAGGAATGCCAAACAGAAGATCGTTAATGTTGGCTGGAGAAACTGGTTGTTTACACAAAAATGAAGAAGTTGAGATATATGTTTTTAAGAGCAATGTATCTCAAACAAACAATTTAGATATTGTCCAAGAGTTAAAATATGTATTTAAAGATAAATTGGATGCATTTTTAGAAAAACCGTTGAATGAATGTACAGATGAATATCTTTTAAAGAAATTTAATGAATACGCAAAAACAAATTCTCAAAAAATTAAAATTAAAGAATTAATTGATAATTATGGTGATATAGCATTTTTGATAAATACCCCCGACGGTTTTAACGAGGTTGGCGAATTTTATATTAAATCGCCAAGACAAATTTATTTAATTAAAACTAAAAGTAATTATAGAACAAAATGTTCTGAGGATCATAAGTTTGAAACTTCTTTAGGATGGAAATTTGCAAAAGACATAACAAAGGAAGATTATATTCTTACAAAGGAGGGGTATAGAAAAGTTAATAAAATTAAGAAATACAAAAAATTAGAGGAAGTATATGATTTTGAGGTACTTCACGATAATCATCGTTATTGGTCGGGCAATGGACTAAGCAGTCATAACACAGGAAAAACGTATTTAGCATGTTCCATTGTTCGTAATGCTCAAGCAATGGATTATTTTCCTATTTATTATGATTCAGAAGGTTCAATAGATGTTGATTTTGTTAAACGCCTGGGAATTGATACTTCAAAATTTCGTATTGAAAACGTAAACACTGTTGAAGAATTTGCCACATTAACTGCAAAATTAAATGAATCTATAAACGAAATTCGTAATCAAGGGAAAATTCCTCCTAAAATTATAGTTGTTCTTGATTCGCTTGGAAACTTATCTTCAATAAAGGAAAAAACTGATACAACATCTGGCTCTGACAAAAGAGACATGACTAAACAACAATCTATTCGTAGAATGTTTAGAGTTATTGGAAATGATTTTGCTAAAAACGGAATCCCGTTCATAATAGCGAATCACACGTATTCATCGATAGGCTCTTATATTCCTGGGCAAACCATATCTGGTGGAGGTGGTGCTCAATTTAATGCATCTATCATATTTATGCTTACAAAATCAAAGTTAACTGATAAAGACTCTGAGGAACATGTTAAAAAACGCGGTATTGATGCCACAAGAATAGGTGTTGTTATTACAGTTACTCCCTATAAACAAAGATTTGCTCGTCCTATTAAAGTTCAGATTCATATCCCATTCTATAAAAAACCAAACCCTTATGTGGGTCTTGAAAAATTTGTTAACTGGGAAACCTGTGGCATTATACGCGGTAACATGATATCTGAAAAAGATTACGCAAAACTTTCAGATGTGGATAAGAAAAAATGTTATGAATTTGAAACTGAAGATGGAAAAATTGCATATGCAATGCCTAAAGACACTGCCAGAAAACTTGTATGCAAACATCTTAAGGGTGAAATTCCTATCTCAGAACTTTATACTGATAAAGTCTTTACACCTGAAATTCTTAAACAACTTGATGACAATATTATAAAGAAAACATTCATGCTTCCAAGCATAGAATCTCTTGAGGACTTAGCAGAGGTATCTGGAGATCTTTTAGACGGGGCTGAAATGGGAGATCCTAACATTGATAATGAAGTTGATATTTCTGAACTTGATAATTTCGAAGTTCCGGAGATATAAACATCTTCTATTTAACAGTTATTTAAGGTCTGGAATAAAACTTCAGACCCTTTTTGATTTATAAAAATAAACCATTTTTATATGAAGCCCCTTGATATATCAAATGTAAAAATTAAAAATCTTATGGGAATTATCGAAGAACCAACCCACGAAGATCTTTTATTTGAAATTGTTTATTTTTTAGACGAAGAACGAAGATATGATCCAGAAACATCACAATTTAAGCCCAAGGAAGCATATTTTAAAACACGAACAAGAATTTTAAAATCCCTTTCAGATGATTTGGATAGGTTGGTTGAAATGGGATACTTAGAACGAGTAAAGTACTCAAATTATCGTGTAGTAAAACATTTATGGGAAAAAGAGATATAAAACAAAATTATTTTAAACAATGAGTGTTACTTCATTTCAGGAACAAGTTTTTTATCATTATATCTTAGGCAATCAAATTTTTCTTAATACGACAAAGCCGGAGTTCTTTATGAATGCAAACATTAGAGAACTTTTTAAAATTGCTAAAACACATGCCTTAAGATATAAAGAAGCTCCTTCAAAGGAACAAATGATTCAATTGGTTCAGTTACAAGGACTAAGTGAAAAATATCCTGATGACCTTATATCATCATTATACAATGCAAAACAACTTTTAACACAATACGGAGATGAATGGTTAGAAGATAACGTAGGTCCCTGGATCCAGGTTCGTAACTTGGATAACGTTATGCGTAAAGCAATTGCGTATATGAAGACAACTGCAGTTACAGCTGATAATGCCGGTGAAGTTGTTGAGAAAATACGTCATATGCTTTCGACAGAAACTGCTATTGACTTTTCGTTTAATCTCGGAACAAGTTTCTTTGACCCAACATCTCACTTACAAACTCGATTGGCAAGGACAACTTCGGGATATAATTACATTGATATATGTACTAAAGGCGGATATTGGAAAGGAATGCTGATGGTCCTTTTTGGGATGCCAAAAGCTGGAAAATCGATGTGGTTGTGTAACTTAGCCGCAAAATCAGTGTTAAATGGGTATAATACAGCATATATAACATTAGAACTTCAAGAAGAATTGGTTCATATGCGTATTGGTGCAAATCTTTTAAACGTGCAATTAGATAATTATGAGAACTTTACAAAAGATCAGGCATTATTAAAACAGAAACTGGGAACACTTAAACAACGCCATTATTTACAACCATTAGGTGAATTGCATGTTAAAGAATTCCCAACAGCATCTGCTTCAGCCAATGATATTTCAGCATACTTGAAAAAAGCCCAAGAAACTTTAGGACTTAAGTTTGATAATGTTTATATTGATTACATTAATATCATGAGAAATTGGAGAAATCCTAATTCAGAAAATACGTATCTTAAGATAAAACAAATTTCTGAAGATATACGTGCAATGGGTCAAGAAAATGATTGGGCGATTATAACCGTGACCCAGACGAATCGGTCAGGCTGGGAAAATGACGATTTGGGATTAGGCTCAATTGCTGAATCTGCAGGACTATTACATACAACAGATATTCTTTTTGGAATTATTACAACTGCTGAAATGAAAGCGGCCGGTGAATATTATCTTAAATGTTTAGCAAATCGTGTCGCAGGATATGAAAATACACGAAAAAAGTTTATAATGGAATGGCCGTATGCTCGAATTGAAGAAGATAGTAATGCACGTATTGAAGATTTGGAATTTTTTATAAATAACTTTCGCTCAGGACAAAAACAACCAAGAGGTCAAGAACAAAACAAAGAACGATCTATAGACATTCATTCTGCTATAAATGCCAATATATCAGCACTTGAACCTCAGGCTTCAGAAAATCCCGATTTTAAAAATATAAACGTTACAGGATCTAATTTATTTTAAATATATAAAACATGAAAAAGGAAGGAACTAAAGCCGAAATGTCGTTTATTGAAGATGAACACGTAGGAGAAGATTTTGGCTCAACGATTAAAGTAGAAGGCAGTGTTTTTCATTTATACGAAGATCAATTAGGAGATAACATTGTTGAAAATAGGATCATAAAAATGTTAGACAATGAAATGTTTGACATTTTTAAATCGTCTATCTATTATGAAAAATATCGTAAACGTAAAAAAGCTGATAGTAATGACAGAGTAAAAATGTATTACTACTTTAAGGAAGAACTTTTAAAGAGACGGCAATTTACAAACATGGAAATTTTTATTGCCTTTGCCGAATTTTTTGATATTAATTACACACAATTGTATTCTGAGATTGGAGTTTTAGATAAAGAAGGTTTGCTTCGTGAATTAAACGATAAATACGGATTGGCAAATAAAATTAAAACAAAAAGATTATTTTAAAAATAAAATATTTTTATGAGTAATTTAAAACAATATAAACTTGATACAGAATACATACCATACAACCGAATATTTTTATTATCAGACTTACACTTTGGCGTTCGTGCAAATTCACTAGAGTGGCTTCAAAATCAAAAATCATTTTTTCAAGATTTTTATATTCCCTATCTTAAGAAAAATTATAAAGAAGGGGACATACTTTTTATTCTTGGTGACTGGTTCGATAATAGGCAATTGCTGGATATTTACGTAATGAATACATCCATAGATATTGTTATCGAATTATCGGAGATATTGCCAGTGTATTTTTTAACAGGGAATCATGATATTTATAAAAAATATAACACAGATGTTAACTCGATAGTGGCATTTCGTCATATTCCTAACGTAAGTATTTATCAAAAACCTACTATTCTTACAAACAATAACAACAAAATATTAATATTGCCTTGGATAGGAAATAAAGAATCTGAAGAAAACTATGCTCGGGCAAACAAATTTGATTATATATTTGCACATTCTGAAATAATGGGTTTTAAATATGATAATGGACGTGAAATTAAATCAACTTCAGTAGACTTTAGAAAATTTCGAAACATTAAAAGAGTTTTTTCAGGACATATACATAAAAGACAAGAATTAGCCAATATCGTGTATATAGGATCTCCGTATCATATGAAACGCAGTGATATTGGAAATACTAAGGGCATATATATTTTTAACCCAAATGAAAATACTTTTGAATTTATTGAAAATAATTATTCTCCCTTATTTCAACGTGTTACTCTTGAGTATATTTTAGATCTTTCTTTAAATAATACTGTAAAACTACTAAACAATAATTACACTGATATTATAGTTCCTGATAAATATGTTCATACATTTAATCTTACTCGATTCTTAGATATAATAAAAGAATGTAAATATAAGAAAATTGAAGCTGCAACTGAAAGAAAAAAGTTTGAAGATGAAATTACTGAACTTGCAGAAGGAGTAGACATAAGAGACATACTTTCATTGCTTGAATTAAGCATTGAAGATTTGGGACATCAAGCTGAGATTCTTGTTAAATTGAAATTAATGAATAGACGCTATTATGAAAGAGCCAGTCGTGAAGATGTCGAATAACAAGATCGATAAAACTGGGGTTTAAATTAATTATATAAAATAAAAAGGATATTGTAATGAAGAAAAAGAAAATAAATGAACCTGTTGGTCGTCCAGTCTTTCCTTCTGAATTTGAATCTGACCCAGATTGTTATGTAATATTTGCAACTAATGGGTTAATGTTAGGAAGAATGATTGCAGCTTCTAAAGGGCAATATTGCGTAGAACATCAAGGAGATCTTGTTATATTTAATGCAAATGTTATAACTAAAACTCATGGGAAGGTTTGGTATGGCGACTTAAATGTAAATTTAGATTTTGATAACTTAAAAAATGTAGCAGATACTATAGGAGAGGATTTATATATTTTAATGGAAGGCGATGCTCGATTTGGTTATGAAAATGCACCTATAGATGAATTAATTGCTAAAGCTAAGGCTGTTATTCGCTGTAAGGTTAAAACAGAAGAAGACAATAAAAACTCTAAAAAGAAAACAAAAAAATCGTAAAAGTATGGCACTAATAATTACTGCTCCCGAAGAAATATATTCGGTGCAAAATAACAAAAATGTTAAAATGTTTTTGGCCGGCGGGATAACAAATTGCCCAGATTGGCAAAGTTATGTTGTCAATGAACTAAAAGACATAGAAAATCTTACGGTTTATACGCCTCGAAGAAAGAATTTTCCTATAAATGATCCTAATGCTGCTGAAGAACAAATTGCGTGGGAATTTCAGCACCTAAAAGAGGCAGATATTCTTTTCTTTTGGTTTTCTAGAGGTTCATTGAATCCCATTGTTTTATATGAATTGGGAATGTGGTGTAATTCAGGTAAAAAACTTGCTTTAATAGGAATTGATCCTGAATATGAAAGAAAACAAGACGTTATCATTCAAACAAAACTTGCAAGACCTCGTGCAGTATTTTTCGATTCATTAGAAAAAATGATCGAAGAAGTAACTTATCTTTTTACAAATATTTTTACAGAGGAGGAAGAAGAGTGAGACAAAGAAAATCAATGAAAATAACATCTAAAAAATATGTAATTTTTCACGATGAAGATTTAGCACAATTCGGAGGTCTTTATATTCCTGAAGAAATTAAAAAGAAAAAGAAAACTTCTTCAATAAAATTGTCTAAAATTTTTCAAAAAAGAAGTTAAAATAAAAATTGTAAAATATGCGTTTGCATAAAATTTCTTGGAGAAATATCGGGCCATTCGGTAATAAACTTCAGACACTTGAACTTCCAGATGAAGGTGGGCTCTGGATGGTGTTAGGGAAGAATGGAAATGGGAAATCATTTTTCGTTAACCTCCCAAAAATTCTTTATTATGGAAAACTAGACAAATTCAAGAAAGATGAAATTGCAAATCGCTTAAATAAACATGGATACATTAAAGGGCTTAATGAAACATCGCCCGGAACTTATGTTACAATTGAACGAAATTTATCACCTTCAAGCCTTACTGTGTGGAAACATACAGAAGACGAGGAACCCAATGATAATAATGATATTGGAAAAGCTGGCATTGTAGATTACCAGACATATATAGACACAGAGGTCACTGGATTGCCCTATCATATCTTCTCGAACATCATATCATTAAGTATTAATGATTTTAAATCTTTTATTTCAATGACCCCTAATGATAAGAGAATCATTATAGATAAATTGTTCGCAATGGATATTATTAACAAGATGAATCAGCTTGTTAAATCCGATTTAAGAGATATGAAATTTAATATGGATGCTTTTGACAGAGATATTATTACAATAAAAAATAATATAGACGTTGCTGTTAAAGAACTTCAAAAACTTCAAGTTAAATTAAACGAAGATAACAGTTCAAAGATTTTAGAATTAGCGGCAAAACTTGAAGAATACAAGCCTAAACTTCAAGAAGGTTATGATAAAAAGAAAGAATGGGAATCAAAGAAAGCAGACATATTAAAATCTCAAACTGTGTTTGTTAGGCAAAAGGCAAAAGTTTCTCAAGAACTACAGCATCTTCGAAATCAAATAAATCTTTATAACCAAGATAAGTGCCCAACTTGTGCTACTCCTTTTGATGATGCAAGATTCGATTTAATTAAAGAACAACTTCAAGAAAATATTAAAACCGAGGAAAAAGAAATCGAATTAATAAAAGAAAATGAACAGAAATACAACATGGCTCTTGAAAATGTTAATCAAGGACTTGTTAAAATAGATAATTTTATTATTCAAATTCAAACATCATATAAACTTGTTGAGGCTGAGTTAACAAAATTAAAATTAAATAAATCTGCAGAATTTGAAAGCATACAAAATATTATATCTGAAAATAAAGAATCATTAATCAAAAAATCAGATGACAAATTAAAATACGATGAAGAATACAAGTATCTTACAGTGTTAGAACAATTGTACTCTGATGCCGGTGTTAAAAAGAAAATTCTTGAAAGTTATTTGCCAACATTGAATAAAGAAATAGAATATACTCTTAATGAACTTCATTTCCCATATCGTCTAATATTTGATTCAGATTTTGAGCCTAATATGTCACATTTAGGAGTTGATATTAGTGTTGATACATTGAGTACGGGTGAAAAGAAAAGAGTAGATCTTGCAGTTTTAATTTCAATCATTAGAATGCTTAAACATAAATATCCTGGACTAAATATATTTATGTTAGACGAGGTTCTTTCCTCTATTGATGGTGATGGCATATATGATATTATAGGATTACTTCAAAAACTTTCGAGAGAAATGGCCATGAACATATTTGTTATTAATTTTAGCCCACTCCCGATTGAACAATTTGACTATAAAATTGAAATACATAAAAATGCAGGATTTAGCGACTTAACAATTGAAAAATTAAACGAAGGAGATTAATTCTCCTTTTTCATTTTTGATATATAAAATAAAATAGTTAATGAGAGCTAAATTCGTAGATAGAAATAACGATACACCATTTGCAACTCATAGCGATCTTAGAAATAATGAAAGAACAGCGCATTATCCGCTAAGTCGTATCCAATACGAAAATTCAGATGATTGGGATTGGGATATACCAATGCCTTGTCCAGCATGTGGAAGAGATACTCATGGAGAATACGAAAGAGGTGTTTGTTATAAATGTGCAGAACAAGGATTTTGGCTTGATAAATTCGGAAGAGTTCATAACTATAGAAGCAGAATTAGACCTGTTAAACAATATGAATCTAAAAAATAAAAGAATATATGAAAAGAATAATGATTGAAGAATCTTTATATGAATTCGCTAAACGTGGAAGACCCAGAAAAAATGCAAAGGGACCTATAAGAAAATCTTATGGTATTGATACAACTGATGCATGGGACGATATTGAAGACGATGAAACAATTGACATGGATGATATAGATGTTGATACATCTGATATGGAAAATGCAGAGGAAATAGCAGTTGAAGATGAAGATGCATTTGATAATAATTTATTTAGAGCATTGAGTAATGAGATTAAAGCGCCTGAATTTTCAAGAAGAACTCTTGTATTTAGGCTAAAAGGAGATCTTTCAAAAATTCAAAATGGTGTTCCTATGGCAAAAATTGGAGATAATGCATTTTTATTTAAGCTTAAAGATGGCAAATTAAAAAAGATCTTTCTTAAAGACATTATTCTTGAAAACAAAAATATTTCTAATAGAGCTCGTATGGTATTTGAAGATTATGATGATACAGACGTAAAAGAATCTCGTAGGTTTGATCCTCAAACAGATGAAGAAATTCCTGAACATGACTGTTCAAGATACATAAATAGACATGGGCAATGTATGTACTGTGGAAAATGGGTTGAATCTGAGGATGAAGATTTTGAAATTTAAAATAAAAATATAAGCATGAATCACTACTTAAAACATTTTATTGCTGGAGCAATTATATCTTTAATTACTCTTGTATTTTTTGTATTATTTGTTCATGTTCCTGTCTATGGATGGGATGCTGGAGTAGCTGCAATACTTACTGTTGCTGCAGGTGCAGGAAAGGAAGTTATATGGGATAAATGGCTTAAAAGAGGAACTCCCGATTACTATGATTTTTTCTACACTATATGTGGGGGTTGGGCCACGATATTTCTTTGGAAAATTATTGAATTATTTTTCATATGAAATTAGTCAGAGAACATTTGAATGAAAAGAAACAAGAATCATATACGATGGATGATCTTTCGTATGAATTCATTACCGATATTCTTAAATTAGGAACAATGGATAATCTTTTCATTAAATTTCTCGAAAAGAAAAAAATAAATCAAAATTATTTAACGGATCTTATGAAAGCTGTAATTAAACGAATTGAAAATAAATGGATATAAAATGAAAGCAAAATTTGTAAATGAGAATTCTTATGATAGAATGACGCCTGCCGATTATGGATTTGAAGCAGCAAGAAAAGAAGGATATGATGATCAAGTGTATGCACTTTTAAAAATACAAGATTATAGTACTGGAAATAAACCTAAAGTTTCTATAGAAGCAATGGGTTCAAGAGAAGATATTGTAAATTTTAAAAAAGAATTAGAAAACAGAAACAAAAGACGTAATTATTCAGTACAATACTATTACTCAATCCAAAGAGTCCCAAAAATACTTTAAAGAATATGAAATTAAAAAGGCTTAAGAAAACTTAAGCCTTTTGTTGTCATAAAATTTAAAATAAAATATAAATGACAATTGAACAAATTAAGCTAAAACTTGAAGAATTTCGAACAATTTTTCTTGGTAAAAATTTTGTTTGGCGAAAAGGACAACAAGATGTAATAATAGAAGTTATTAAGACTTACTTTGATAAATCCAAGAATGTTGTAATAATAGATGCCCCAGTGGGTAGTGGTAAATCATTAATTGGTATGGCTGTTGCTTGGATTCTTAACGAACAAAAGCTTAAAGGATACATTCTTGCATCTGATTTATCTCTTCAAGAACAATATGAAAAAGATTTTGATCGTTTTAATTTACACTGGGGTTCAATAAAAGGTGTGGATAATTATCTCTGCATTGACAATATGGAAAAAAATTCCTTAGGAACTTGTAGAATTCGAAATAAACCCCCACGCACTATGCCTTGTTATGATTCATGTCCCTATTTTGTGGTTAGAGATTTAGCCTCAAAATCGCCTACAGCATTATTAAATTATGCATATTGGTTGATCATGCAAAATTATGTTAATAAAACTATTGATGAGCCTTTATTTCCGCCAAGACATTTTACGATATGTGATGAAGGGCATAAAATTCTTGACATAATTCAAAACCATTATTCCCCAAGATTTGATCCTAAAACAACTGAAAAACTTGAGAAATTAACCGAATTTTTTGCAGTTTTTAAAGTTAAAGATCATTATATAGATTATAGAAATATTCAACGATGTATTGAAAAATTATTTAAAACAGAAAATCAAGATAAACTTCACGAGATACTTTTAGAAATAGAAGAATCATTTGAAGAATATCTTCCATCCATAGAAACATTAAAGACAAAGGTTAATGATGATTATCCTGATACTGATCCTCCAAAGGAATGGAGAGAAGCCCTTTGGTTATCAGACTGGTTAAAAGATTTGCATTGTAAAGTTGAAGACTTTAATGAAATTATAGACAAAACTTCAGTAAGAAATATTGTTAAAAACCCTACAGGTGAAAATGAATTAACATTTAATTGTCTTCAGGAATCTTATATGATGCATAAGTATTTTCACCAATGGACGGGTTTTACAATTTTAATGAGTGCTACATTTGCAGACCCTACAAAATATTTAAAAAGCATTGCGCTTAAAGATGCTAAGTATATAAAAATGGAATCGACTTTTGACTTCTCAAAATCACCAATATATTTTTATAATCAAAGAAGAATGACTTATAATCAAATAGACGAAAATCTTCCTTGGTTATTCAGTAAAATAAATGAAATTCTTGAACATCATCATAATCAAAATGGTGTTATACATACTGCATCTTATGACTTAGCGCTTAAAATATTTGTAGGACTCAGTAATAAAAATAAGAAAAGAATACTTGTGTATAATGGTTCTGAAGAAAAAAGGCAAGTACTTGAAATATTAAAAAGAAATAAAAATAAAGTAATAATGGGTCCATCATTACTTGAGGGATTAGATTTAAAAGATGATTGGTCTCGTTTTCAAATATTTGCTAAAGTTCCTTATTTATCTTTAAGCGATAAATTTGTTGCTACAAAACTTAAAATTGATCCCGATTGGTACCGGTGGAAAGCGATAATTAACGTACTCCAGGGCAGCGGTCGTTCTGTAAGAAGTGAAACAGATTGGGCTATTACATATATGCTTGATGGTGCATTAGCAGATTTAATTCATAATAATAGAAAAGCCTTTCCTCCCGAATTCATGAAAAGAATAGTGGTTGTTGAATAGTAATGAATAAATAAAATAAACGCTAAAATAAATTCATGGCATTACATAACAGATATAATAACGAAAATATACTTGTTCGTGCAGTTATTGCCGGATTGCTTAATATTCTTAATAACAAGATTACATATGAACAAGTGTGGTCTAATGAAGATATTGAAACAGTAGAAGTTCCATGGTATTATAACATGTCAGGCGATGAAAGATTCATGCAAGATTTTTATACACATTATGGAGATTGTATAGCCCCTAAACCCGCAGATGGAAATTTTGACATGATACCTCGAGGTGTAATCACTTATACTGGTTCTGAGATTGATTCTGCTCGAACAACTTCTCGTTATGTTCAGGCAAATTTCCTTAAAGAAGTTAATGGACAATTACAATCTTTTAGGGCATTTCTTTATCTTATCCCTCTTAACGTAAATTTTGATTGTGAGATTTGGCTAGATACGCAAATAACCGGATTAAAAGTCGAACAAATGATAAGAGAGGTTTTCTACAAAACTATCACATTTTATATTTTCTATAAAGGACTAAGAATGGGTTGTTCAGTAGGATTCCCAGAAAGTGTTACACTTGAGAAAAATATTAATTATTCGTTTGAACAAGATAACAAAATAAAACTTACATTTAATTTACAAGTTGAAGCCTATCAACCGGTGTTTGACAACACAACTGAAGTTGAAGCAGATTCTTACATGAAAGGAATTGGATACAGATTAGTAGATAAAAAAGACTTAGATAATGATGGCGAAATAATTATTACTACAGATTACAACAATAAGATTGTTCCTAAAGGCATACCACTTGTAATTGAATGGGACTATAAACAAGAGAATGCTGTCATTAATAGAGTAGATGTTGCATGGACTTTAACAACGGACAATGTAAAAACCAATATCGAAAAGGGTGTAATTAATCATGAATATTATGTCTGGAATATCCCTGATACATTTACAAGTTTTAAGCCTCCTCAAATAATATGGGACACGGAATCAGCAGTTAAAGCATATAGAGAACCTGTAATTAGAATAGCGCCTAATATATCTACAGGAGAAATTGATACTTTATCATTTTATGTTGTTGATAGTGGCTATTTTGTATCTCCAATGGCAGATACTTCTATAAATGCTATATTAGAAATGAGAGACACGAATAACAGAGTTGTGTATTCAGGAGATGCATCATTATATTTTAATATTGTTGATTACCAGATAGATGAAAATGATCCTGTTACGTTACCTTATGGGAACATTATTTATCCGGGGAATATTGATTACAAGACAATTAACTTATATGTAATTAATTCAGTAGTGGGGCATAGCGTATCATTATCCCCTTCTGATAATACGCAACCTTACGGGGTTATAACGAATTTAACTATTGTATAAGATTTGGATAAAATTTTCGAAAATATTAAAATATATAAATAAAATTAATATCATTAAATCAAATAATTATGTGGCTATGATAGCAAAAATTAATGAATTAAAGACAAAAACGTCTATAAATGAAGTTAAAACATTATGCGAAACAGCAATTAGCGCAATTAGTTCCGCAATTTATAATGGAGTTACATTTGACGCTCAACATGAAATTGAAAGAGTTGCATTATATAACCTATTTGAAGGATTAAATAAATATGCTTCCAATTCTTATATTAAAGAATGGGTTGATAACCAAAAACGAATATATAGTGTTAAAAATTTAGGCGTTAGAACTGCAGTAAATAGATTAATCGAAAATGAATCTCGTTTTGACCCAACATTATCAATAGTTCTTGAAAATTTTCGAAATAAGGTTGAACAAAATATACCGGAAGTTCTTCTTTATGAAGAATTTATTTCTGCATTATCGGGCTTTAATTACTTACCAGCAGTTAACACAGAATTAAATGCTGTTGCTAGCCGTGTTGATCAGTATAAGAATGATGTTGATATTTCAAAGATAATTGCTACTATGGCAGAAACAAGAAGCAGTTATTTACTTCCTGTTATTGAGGATGTAGTTGAAAACTATCTTAATAAGAAAACTGAACAAAATAAGAGTTCTCTTAAAGAAACTCTTATTAAATTTAGTTATGATCCTTTTATTAGAGACATTTTAAACATTGTAACTCTTGATGCTACACAGCTACAATTAGAATATAATAACGCACAGTGTGATATTGATGATAAACTTTTTTCACCTATTCTTTATTTAGGTGAAAATGAAGCTCTTTTTAATGTTCGTGGTTCTTACTATGTTAAAAAAGGAAACAATGTGCACAAGATTAAAAACGCTGATGTAAATAAACTTGATGAATCTTTCAGAGCACTTTGTGATATTATTAATCTTCCAAACGTAGAAATTTCTAAAAAAGACATTAAAGTTTATATTGGCAATAGAGAAGCAGAATTAACTGAGAATAAAACTATAATCGACGGGCAAGAATTTTCAGCTAAACAAATAAATGAATCTGTTAAAGTTGCCGAATGGACAGGCGATGTTGAATTCTTTAAGATGATAAATTTACTTAGAGAAAATTTTGATGAAATTGCAGAACTTGATTTTGTTAAAAGAGTTTATCTTAAAGAAAATGCAAATCATGCTGCTGACATATTCAAATTAAGAGATAACATTTTTATCACCACATTTGATCCTGTTAATGATAAGACAACATTCTATCGTAATATTAATCCTATTCAGGCTGAAAAGATCATGATGGAACATATGAGATATGATGTTTCTAAGACGTTTGAAGATATTCTTCCTAACAAAGAAAAAATATTGAATGAAATCAATGAAACCAAACAAGAATACAATAATTATATTTCTGAGTTACGAGGAAAGATAGATTTATTTTCAACGTATGGTCCTGAACATTTTGTTGCATCAGAAGTAATTAAATCACTTCAAGAAGAATTAACAGAAGTTAAAGAAGAATATAAAAAATATCTTAATGAAATAGAATCATTTACAAGCGTAACTGAAAATTTAAACATAACTGTTCAAGATGACCAAACAGGAAAATCATATACAGTTGTAGTTCCTACAGGTGCTATGGCAGCTAAAGGTTCTGGAACTCAAAATGAACCTGGAACTGATGCTGAAGGGGATGAATTCGGGACTACAGTAGGAAAATCAAGTATAACTGATCCTGTTGCAGGAGGTCCAGCTTCTACGGTTACATTTGATGATGATCAAACTGAATTACTAAGTGACATGCCTTCATCCGAAGAAGACAAAGTAGATCTTGATGCAGATGAATTGGAGGCTTATGCTGATAAAGTTGATGCTGAAGCTGAACTTGAAAAACCCGAAATGCCTAAAGGTGAGGAAGAATTCGGAGATGAAGAAGGAACTACAGAATTAGAACTTGATAATGAAACTGAAGAAGAAATTCCAGCTGAAGATGAAGAAGATAAGAAAGAAGAAACTGTAGGCGCACCTAATAAAAACTTAGAAAGAACAGCTTTTGATAAAGACAAGAATCCTAATGATTTAAATGAGCCTAAAAAAGTTAAAAAAGTATTTCTTAAGAGACCCAAACAAACAAAATAAAAACTAAATCTTTACCGTTATGTTAAAATTTAATAAACAAGAAATATACCTTATATTTGAAGGACTTAAGTGTTTAATGAATACTAAAAAATATTCACATAAAGATATAATGCCTCTAGTAAATAAAATGCTTGAAACCGGAAAAATTGATACTTCTCGACAAGATGCATTCAAAATTCCCGAATCAGTTAATGAAGAGCTACAATTACATGACAAAGTTAAATATGATAAGCAAACCGGGTTTATTACAGGAGAAATAAACGGAAAATTTATTGTAATGATTCAGGGAAGAACCTACCTCGTAGATCCCAAAGAACTTAAGGAATATTCACCTAAGCCCGAAATAACAACTAAACCTCATATGAAATTTGATGAAGAAACACAAAAACTTCTCTTTGAACAGTATGTTAAATGCGGAATTCATCAGGGCAACATTCCAGTAAAAACAAACAGATGCTTTGTTAGATATGATCAATGGGAAAATGCAAGAGAAGATCAGCAAGTAAGAGTAAGCGTTGAAGGCATAGTTACATACGTGCCTAAAAATAAAATCGTAATATATGAAAATGTTAACGATTTTGCTAATCCTGAAAATTATGTTCCTGGGGTATTGATTGATCAAGTTACAGAAGAAGCTACACAAAATATTTTAGTTAATGTTATTGACTATACATCTGCGTTAGGTGATGCTGATAGTATAAGAATAATCATACAAAATGATATGGGAGAGCAAGAATTTCAAACTGCTCCTAAATCAATGGTAAGAACGTTATCAATTTAAAATTATGGCAACAAAGAAAAATATCACACCTACGTCATCGCCAGGGTTTTTAAAACCTATAAAATCGCTTTTAGATAATATTAAAAACGTATGGGGATATTTTATGACTGTTGTTGCAATAGGAACATTTGTTTGGACATTAGGAGTTAAATCTGAAAGAAAAAGCGTAGATACTGCTAATCTTAAAAATGCTGTAGAATCATTAAAAGAAAACAGCAAAAAAATAGATACGTTAATTATTATAATTAATGATATTAAAAGTTCTCAGGCAAATTTAGTTGAAGGACAAAATTCTTTACGGGATTCATATGTAAAATATTTGGTTAATGATCCAAAATTAACTAAAAAAGATTTTATGGAATACATGCAAGGGCTTGAATTTCAAATTGAGATGCCAAATATTCCCGAGATTACAAAATCGACTAACGATACAATAGAATATAAGCCAAAGATTACAGTTAAAAAGGCTGGTTCTAATATAAAATAATCAGTTAAGTTCACAAAAATTAAAAGCGTGTTAAAACTTATCACGCTTTTGTTATATAAATTAAAAATTATATAAATTTTAACTTTATGGCAACAAATCATTATGTTAAAAACTCTGAATTACGGGAAGAAATAATACGATGTAAAAAGAATGATGTTTTATCAGAAGAAGCTATTAACATGTTTATAATCCTTGCTAAAAAATACTCCAATAAATATCAATATATGTATGAAGAAGATAGAGAAGATTGCATTTCATTTGCAGTTATGGACTGTTATCTTTATTGGAGAGGTTATGATCCTGAAAGATCACAAAATGCATTTGCCTATTACACTCAAATAGTCAAAAATGGATTCGCTAAAGGTTGGCGTAGATTATACGGGAATTTACCTAAATCACGTAAAATATCTCTTTCAACTAACAATATATATAACATATAAATGGCTTTTAATGAATCATATAAGCATTGGCATAAACCGGATATGTCTCCTAATGCTAAAACACAACAAGGATATTATAAGCTTCAAAACCCGCAAAAATATCTGGGCAATCCATCTCTTGTAATATATCGTTCTTCTTGGGAACATTCGTTTTGCCGTTGGTGTGATTTTTCTCCTTCTGTTTTACGTTGGAGTTCAGAACCCATAAGAATTCCATATTATGATAGAATCTCCAAACTTGAGGAATGTAAAAAACAAGGCTTAGATCCTAACAATCCAAAAAATTGGGTTGTTAAATATTATAATACAGATTATTGGATTGAAGTTGATAAAGGCGATGGTGAAATACAGAGAATGTTTATTGAAATAAAACCTTCAGGAAAATTAAAAAAACCTATCCCACCAAATGCAAATGCACCTCTTAAAGAAATTAGAAAATTTAACAACGATGCTAAAGAATACTTGATAAATGAAGCTAAATGGGCTGCAATGAATGCATGGGCAGAAAAAAGTAATGCTAAATTTTATGTCTTTACAGAGCATACGTTAGAAAAACTTATAGGTCGATTTTGGCCAGCGAATAACAGATAATGAAATCGCCTAAAGAATTACATGAAATATATAAGCGAATCGATGATATCGAAAAAGTTGCTTATGAAAGATTAATAGAAAATTACTTACGACTTGAATTAAAGGGTGATCATAAATTAATTGATATAGACTCAACTGATCAAGAATCTTTAATAGCTCGTGCTAATCGTGGGTTGCCTATCCCAGGAATGATTTATATTTTTATCAATGTTGATGAAAATAATCTAGTTGAATTAGAAAATTTTAAAACAGGAAAACAAGTTACTTTTCATGATTTTACTCCAATAGTTTTTTGCACTTCTTTTAACCCGACAACAAAGTTAATTAAAGGCATTAACATGAATATTTTGCCACCTTCAGAAAGATTAAAGTTTCTTCAAGTGTATTATGAATATTATAAAAACTTTTTTCAAAAAATAGAAGAAAAAACTCAAAACAATAAATTAGCTGTTAATTATACATATATTATGGCTACAATACTTGGTAAGAATCCTCAACTTTTTGAGATATTTAATAAAAAATATAACACTTTATTCGAGTTTGGTTATCGATCATACTATTTAAGAAATGTAAGAAAATTTAGAATGATTGAATACGAGGAATGGAAATATATCCCGTTCTTAACACCTTCTTATGCGTTTAAAAGAATTAATTTAGAAATACTTTATCAAATGTATTGGGACAATCGAAATAACAAAGAATAAAAACCATAATTATATTGTTAAATATAAATATATAAATAAATAAAAGTAATTATTGTGGCTGGAATATTTTCATTACGCAATTTAGATAGAGGCTCCCGAGGATTTTTAGATAATTTACAAAGAAATATTCGTTATCTTTCTGTGCTAGGAATGAAATGGGATCAAAATCTCATTAAACAATCCAAGTCTATCGGAATATCTGAAATTCAAGAAGATTCAATGTATAGCCTATATGGTCAACCTCAAATGGCCGCAGGCAGAGATATTGGACAAACAGAATTTATTGCTTTTTATGACAAAGAATATCCGACAAGAAGAGACTTCTTAAGAAGATTTGCAATGAATGGTGAAATAGAATACGTTTTAGATGTTATTGCCGATGAAACTATTATCCAAGATGATGCTAACTTTTTTGCATATCCAAATACGCAAAAGCTTAAATCTGTTTTAAAAGCTGAAAAGGCTAAAGAAATTGTAGATGATTTAAATGAATCATTTAAAAGAGTTTATTATGCATTTGGATTTAATCAAGGACATGCTGCTTGGCACTATTGTAAAAAATTTCTTATTGACGGATTTCTTGCCTTTGAAATAATTTATGACGGAGAAGGAGATGAAGATGCAAAAAACATTTTAGGATTTAAAGAATTAGATCCCGTTACATTAGAACCTGAATTACGAATAGATGAAGAAGAAAATGAATATCGGGTTTGGGTTCAATTCAGAGGAGACGCAAAAAGACAAAGAGAATTAGTTGATGGTAATGTAATTTATATCTCATGGGCACGAAATAATTTTATTTCAAGATTATCTTACGTAGAAAGATTGGTTAGATCTTTTAACATGCTAAGAACAATGGAAAATTCCCGTATTATATGGAACATTATTAATTCACAACACAGAATGAAAATAGTTGTTCCTATAGGTACACAATCTGAAGTTAAAGCTCGTACAAGATTATCAGAACTTAGAGGAATATATAAAGAAGATGTTAACATCGATTATGATAGCGGTGAAATAACTATAAATGGACAACCTAACTTTTCATTTGCAAAACAATATATTATTCCTTCTAAAGAAGGAAGCCAAACTGAAATAGATTCTTTTGCCCCAGCGGGATATGATCTTTCAGATACAAATGCGTTGGGGTATTTCTGGAAACGGTTTATCATTGAAACGAAAATTCCAAAGGATAGGTTTTCTTCTATAAGTGGTGAAGATGCAACATCAGCATGGAATTCCGGAGGAGATAGTATTGCAAGAGAGGAAATACGTTTCAATTATTTTATTAATAGAATTCGTACAATTTTACAGGAAATATTACACAAACCGATGTGGATTCAATTTTGTTTGAAACATCCCGAATTTGCAAAAGATAAAGCCTTGAAAGGCGCAATAGGCATTCAATTTATTGAAGAAAACTTATTTACTGAAGCTAAGAAAAGAGATATAATTTCAAAAGGCGCAGATATAGTTGAAAAGCTTATGAACATTAGACAGCCTGAAGTAGATGATGAAGGAAAAATTACAATGGATGGAATGTACTTTGATCCAAAATTCTTAGTTGAGAAATATATGAACTTTACAGAAGAAGATCTTAAACTTAATGCAAAATACAAAAAGGAAAGAAGAGAACAACTTTCTCGTATTGCAGATGCAGTTAAAAGATTAAATAAAAGCGATGAAGGCGAAAGTGGTGGTGGCTTTGGAGGAGGTTCTGATTTTGGAGGAGGCCCAGACATGGATCTTGGAGGAGGAGCTCCTGAAGAACCAGGAATGGAAGAAATGCCTGATGCAGATAGCGACTTAGGAATTTAATTTTATGTTTAACTTAAATAAATCAAAACAAACACTATGAAAACAGTACTATTTATTACGTTAGGAGTAATAGCATTAATTCTTATTATTGGGTTAATTCAGCGTAGTCGTAGAAAAAGAATCGTTATACCTGAACCAATAAATGATAAGCAAATTTTAGATCCTACTAATTTTGGAGGTTCACAAATCAGTAATGAACCTACGCAAAATGAATTTCCAGTTACTCCCGAGAAACCGGAAGAAGAACAAGTATCTATGAAAATTAAAGAAGAACCTCATATTGAAAAAGAAGATTTAAAAACTGATGAAAGTCTTCCTAAGGAAAAGCCTGCACCTAAGAAAAAGGCTCCGGCGAAAAAAACGTCAACAGAAAAAGTGCCAGCAAAAAAAGCTCCAGTGAAGAAAACTACACCTAAGAAGCCTTCTACTGAAAAGAAAGCAACTACTGCAAAAAAGACGCAAACAAAACAAAAATAAAATTCTATTAATTATGAAAGATTTTTTTAAAAAACTTTGGACTAAAATTAAAAATTGGGCCATTGAAACAGCATGGCCATGGTTAAAGAAGGGTTGGATGCATTTAGTTAACATTATTATTGTGGCTATAGCATATGGAAAACTGTATGATACATTGCCTGCTGTTGCAGCGCTTGTAGGATTTTGGTTATTTATTCTTTTAGCTTATTACATTTTCTGGAAATTTTTTGGCTTTGATAAAGTATGGAAAAATTTTATTGAAGAAAAAAGAAAAAAGAATAAAATTTAACTATAAATTAACAAAGTTAAAGTATCAAAATTGATTTTTGGTATTATATTTAAGATATTGAGACACTCCGAAAGGATAGTTAGAGAGTAGGTATGTAAGACGCGGGTTCGATTCCCGCCATCTCCACGATTCTTTTCCGTTGGAAAGGAACTTATAAAGGCTTTGATGATTGAGCCAGCTAATCAATCATAAATGGGGATGACTTGGCTTTGATTGCATACTAAGGGTAATAGCGAACATCTCAAGACGCAATTAAACGGCGAACAGTTTAAAGAGTATCGTATGGCAGCTTAAGAAGTTTGTATACGACAAATGAAAAAAAGGGTGGAATTAATTCCACCCTTTTAAATTAAACATAATTTATGTATGTCTAAGCATTATTATAATTATTTCTATCGAGTAGTAAATTTAATTACAGAAAACTTTTATTATGGGGTACATAAAACTTCGAACTTAAACGACATGTATATGGGTTCGGGCAAATACATTAAAAATGCAATTAAAAAATATGGAAAAGAAAATTTTAAAAGAGAAATTTTAAAATTTTTTAATACATTTGAAGAAGCATTGGATTATGAAGCAAAAATTGTAAATGATAATGTTTTAAACGACCCCAAATGTTATAATTTAAAAATAGGAGGCAAAGGCGGCTCAGCAAAGGGCAGGATTTCTCCTATGAAAAATAAACATCATTCTGAAATTACTCGAAAAAAAATTAGTAATAGCGAAAAAGGAATATCAAAAAATAAGGGTATGCGCATGTCAGACATTACTAAAAGAAAGATTAGTCTTAATAATGGTATGCGTAATAATGGCTATTTAGTTTCAGGAAATAAAAATGGCATGTTTAATAAAACTAAGGAAAAAAATCCGAATTATAATACAATTTGGATATACAATAAAGATTTAAACTATACAAAAAGAATAGATAAAACTTTATTAGATGAATATCTTTTAAAGGGATGGGTAAAAGGGAGAAAAACTAAAGCTACCTAAGTGCCGGCTTTTTTTATCTTTTTTCATAGAAGTAAAGAATATATAAATAAAATAAATGTTAAAGATATGAAGGCTAGAACAATCAATGAACACGACTGGGACGATGAAAGATATGAAGGCGAAGACGGCCCTTTTATCAAAGATGATGGCTGGGATGAAGATGCTCTTGAAGAAGTAGGATTAATAGATTGGATGGAAAATGTGCAGCGCCTTCAATACGAAATTCTTAATGCTAGAAGAGGTTCTTACGGCATTAGCGGAACAACAGCAGAATATCTTGTTGGTGATCTAGAGGAATTAAAACGAAGTCTAGAAGCTATAATAGAAAATATACAAGACGAACTTTAAATATTAATATTAAAGCATAAGAATATATAAAATAAAACCATACTTATGAAAGCAGGTAATTTCAACATTAATGATTATTTAGAAAAACTTTATGAAGATGCACTTCCTATGATGGATGGGGGAGAAGGATTAACAAATGCCGATGGTCTTATTATTCCAGATGAAAATAAGAAATCTTATGATTGGCTTAAAAAAGAATATCAAAAGAGCCAAACAGAAATTAAAGTTGAAATTAAAATGGGTGATGCCAAGTTTGATCCAAGATATGACCTACAAACGGACCTTGATTCCGTAAAAGAATTTAAACCTGGAATGTATGGGGAAATTAAAACTAAAGACACACCTGATACAAAAGATCAAAATTCTACGGGAAAATCAAGTCTTGACCCAAAGAAAAATAGCGCATCATTTACAAAGGAAGAAGGCGAAAAAGATAAATCTGATGAAACTGTTGAAAATAAATCTAATATAAATAAAAAATCATCTGTATCATTAGATAAGAATAAAGACGAAAAAGAAGAAAAGAAACAACCTTTGGATGATAATACTAAAGTTAAGAAGATTGATCTTAAAACCAAAAAATAATGAAGAAAGATAATCTATTAGCAGATTATTTGAATAACGCTAAGGAAAATTCATTGCCTGAAGAAGACATAGCTCAAATGTCAGAAAAAACGTGGCCTGAACTTTTAACATTAAATTTAACATCATTTTTATTGCTTGTTACTCGTTCAGTCGTGTTTGGTTATTCATTAAAAATATTATTTGGCACAAACTGGGCTTTTATTGAAACGATATGTATAGGTTTAGGAATTGTATTTATATTTTCTTATTTAACAAATATTTTATCAATCTTTAAAAAATAAACAAATGTCGGCAAAAATAATCTGTCTAGAAGGACTTGACTCTAGCGGAAAATCTACGCAAGTTATTTTATTGACTAATTATTTAGATAAACATAGATTATCATATAGGTTTATTCATTTTCCTACATATGATAAAACCGTTGCAGGAAAAGTCATATCATCTTTTCTTTGTGGTGATCTCGGCGATATAAACGAAGTTGACCCAGTATTTGTGGCTAATATTTATGCAATGGACAGATATCTTTATCTTTCAAAAATAAATGACATACTTGATAAATATGATGTTTTAATTTTAGATAGATACGTATTTTCAAATATGGCATATCAAGGAGCGAAAGCAAAAACTGATTCACATACAAAAGAATTAAGAGATTGGATATATAATTTTGAGTTTAATTTTTTAAAACTTCCTTATCCCGATTTAACTATCTTTTTTGATGTTCCTATTAAAATTATCAAACAAAGATTAGAAACTCGGCGAACCGGAACTGATAGAGAATATCTTAAAGGAAAGGAAGACATTCATGAAAAAGACATAAAATTTCAATCAAAGGTTAGAGATAACTATTTAGCATTAAAGGGCTACAGTAAGTATGTGATAATACCGACAAAGACGCTGTCTCCTGATAAAATTTTTAATAAGTATGAAAATTATTTATCATTTGTTTTAAATGTTTAAAAATAAGAGTATGGCATACACGTACCCGAATAAACCGAACTCCGAAAAAAATAAAATCAATGAATATATTTCTGATTATGCAGAAAATAAAGTTCTGTATGATTTAATGAAAAAACATTCGCCGTATCATGTAAAAATAATAGAAGACATTTCTGACAATTGGTTTATTCAAATTTTATTCTATAAACGAGGAACAGGGGTTATTGTAGATAAGCATTCTATTATTCGACCGGATTTAAAGACATGGATAAGCTATTTAGAATCTTTGGGATATAAAATTGTTAATTAATTTTTATTTAACAGATAAAAAGTATCAAAAACGTCTTTTTGGTTTATATTTATATAAAAACTTTTGAATATTCAATAAATATAATTAAATAATTTTTTAAACTAAAATAAGTTAATTTATGGCAAATAACGTTACAAATCCTATGGATCAAGCACTTACAGTTGATTCAACGCAAAAAATTGAAACTAAAGCATACGTTCCAACGTATCGAATTAAACCCGAATTTAGAAAAGCTATCCTACAAGCTATTGGGGATATGCCCTTTAACCAGATTGCAGGCCTTATTAATGCAATTGATGTTGAAACAATAGATCATCAGACATTGACTCAAATTGTTAACGCACTTGGGCAATTTCCCTTTGTAAGAGTAGAAAATCTTATGAAAAACATCAGTTCGTACGTACAACAGGTTATTGATGACGATTAAAAACACATATAAACATTAAAACACGTATAAACAAAAATAAACATTTTTTACATTTTTTATTTATGGCTAAAGACACAAGTATTCAAACGTTAGCATTGAATTTTATAAAAAACAAAAATAACGAAAATTTTTCAAATCTTATTAAACGTCTTAAGCCCGGTCTTTTTTCTTTTGTGTACAATTTTGTAAAAGATAAAGATCTTGCAAATGATGTTGTTTCGCAAACTATCATTTTGATGTGGCAAAAAATTGATCAATACAATCATAAGTACAATTTTTCAACATGGGTTTATGCAATTGCAAAAAATGAATCGTTAGGTGCTATAAGACAAAAGAATAAAGTTTTGTCTTATGATAAGTACATGAATAATCATTCTCGTTTACTTCAGTTATATAATCCCGTTTTTAACATGAATACTGAAGTAATAGGCCCGGTTGGAGAAGAACTTACACGAAAATTATTTGACGCCTCATTAGCTGTCATTAATGAATTAAAAGAGCCATATCGTACAGTTATGTTAGAAAGAGAAATTAAGCAAAAACAACTTAATGACATAGCAAATGATTTAGGATGGAATTTATCAACTGTTAAAACAAGATTACGTAAAGGACGAAAGGATGTAGCAGAAGTTTTATATAAAAAATATCCTGATTTAGTGGATTCGTATCTTGGAAATGAAACTTAAAACTGATATGTTTAATTTTTTAAAACCAAAAAACTGGGGTATCGTTAAAGTATATCGAGATCTTGAGAATTTTGCTGATTGGAAAAGAACTGTTCGTAGAGAAGAGGCTAATCCTAATTCAAAATTTTCTAAATGGAATATGCAACGAACAGCCTTCTATGACATTTATGTGATCATTAATCTTGAGGAAGAAGATTATAATTTACCAGAAGTTGTTAAACGAACAAAAATTCTTGAATCATTATCTCCGATTAATAGATATTTAGATGAAGATTTAGGATTTGCTGAATGCTTAGACATTGAATTTAACCAATTTGAAGACGAAAAGGGTGTATTAACGTTATCTTATCTTATTTTATATAGATTTAGATTTGAAAAATTTTCTTTAAAATGGATTATTAAATCATTAATTATTTTAGGCGTTATAATTTTCTTCATTGTAAGATTTGATCTGATACAACAATTTATATCTTGGGTCGTAAGTATTTTTTAAATAATGTTTCAGTTTGATAAAGAAAATATACGTTGGATAAAAGATGAACGTGGATTACCATCTTGCTATTATAGAATAAAAATCCCAAGTGTTAGCACTATTTTATCAGAAATGGTTCCTGATCCAGACTTTGAACAATGGGTTCTACGTATAGGAAAAGAAAAGGCCGAACAGATAATGACCGTAGCGGCCAATCGGGGTTCATCCATGCATCTTTTTATTGAAAACTTTATAATCCATTACCATCAAACTAAAGATGTTTCTAAGGCCCTAAAATACACACAGGAGGAAAGCCCTAAAAATCTTATAACTGAAAACATTCCTGCTGTAAAAATTGAAGAAGGGCGTGATTTATTTTACAAGTTTTATTATTCAGATTATGCCCAACAATTTTCTGAGATGATAGCAGTAGAAATGGGAATATTTTCAGCATCATTATTTTATCGAGGAAAATTAGATATTTTATATAAAGATAGAAATTTTGGATTGTCTCTCACAGACTTTAAATCATCTAATGGGAAAATTAAAAAAGGAAGCGTTAAAGAACTTAAATATAAACTTCAACTTGGAGGTTATGCTTTAGCTCTTGATGAAATGTATAAAGAAAAGAACATTATAATTAACAGGGCATCAATACTTTGTGTTGATAAACAAAGCGATATTTTGCAAGAAATAGAATCTGTAGGCAAAGAATTAGCCGAGTATAAAGAAAAATTTAAAGAATTAGTAGTTCAGTATCATATTAAAAATAACACAGAGTATTTAATTAATGATAGAGAATAAAGATAAATTACATAATTTTCCGACTGTTAATTGGATAACGTTAGAAAAATCTGTGGATCGTAAAGAATACATGATTTCACAACTAGATTCTTTAGGCTTAAAACATAATATGATAGAAGGTTATGATGGCTTAACTACAGATTACACGAATAGCCCTATTGTAAGCGGAGACTTTTTTTATCAAATGAATTCTCCTCAAATTGCTATCTCGATAAGTCATGTAAAAAATATAAAGAACTGGTTTGAAAATACTGATGAAAATTATGGCGTTTTCTGTGAAGATGATGTTTTATTTGAAACAGTTAATTATTGGAATTTTACATGGGATGATATTATTAATAGATTACCTGAAAATTGGCAAGTTGTTCAGCTTTCTCTTATTAAAGACAATATATCTGAAGAAGATATGAAATTGAACAAACGTTATAACATAAATTGGAGTGCAGCTTGTTATATTCTTACTCGAGAATATGCTAAATATTTTTTATCTAAATATGTTGAAGACAATGGGCATTATAGCTTAAGAGTTCCTGATGGGTTTGTTCCTTATTCAGAAAACATTATTTTTTTCAATGAGCATCCATTAAGACTAAGCTTGCCGCTTTTTACTACTGCTAATTTTCAAAGTGTTTTCACCCCATTGTTTTTTGACGATTCATATACAAATGTGCATTTAAAAAGTTCAAGCTTTATTCTTAATTGGTGGAAAACACAGGCTGATAATAAAAATCAATTAGATATATTGTTTCCTTAAAACTTGAAAACTTGTTTTTTATATAAAAAATAATTAAAATAAATTAAAAATAATGACAAAAAAAGAAACTAAACTGAAAGTCGTCAAAGCTGAAGAAAATATCGGAAATATGGCAGATGAAGAAAATACAAATAAACCTACTCCTGAAGAAATAGAACAATATAAGAATGAATTTCAAGAGGCTCTTAAAGCTTTTTCAGAAGAGAAATGGGCCATTAGCGATAAAGGAAATTTTGCTGCAAACGATGTTGGCTTATTCATTGAAGATTTCATGAATAGATTTGCGTTTTGGTCAAAAAACGGGTGGATGGGAATGATAAAAATGTCAGAAGTTCTTCGACAAGCTATGTTATCTGCAGATGAAGAAACTCCTCTTTTGCTTGATTATCAGGCTCTTGAATTTTGCGCTTATATGTTATCTAATCCGGGTGGAATAGGTCTTGAATTAGCACTAGAATTTGAGAAAATTGCCGATAAGTTCTCAAAAATTGGAATTGTTGTTGGAGAAAAACTTGAAGACGCAAGAAAAAAACTTAAGCATGTTCAATATCTTCAAGAAAAATGGGCAGCAAGTGAACAAGGCTTTTATCTTGCAGATTTAGAGAAAAATGCAGATAAAGAAAATGAGAATGTTTCTATTGATGGAAACACAGTAGAAATAGATTTAACAAAGGAAGATAATTAAAATTTATTTATAGATATGTGCTAAGACTCAAGAAAACTTGAGTCTTTTTTTAACATATAAATTTAGGCATAAATAAAATATATAAAACAAAAAAACGTACACATGGCTACAACACCACAACAATTCTTTTCAAAAAACATGAAATGGTTTGCTTTAGCTTTATTGTTTTTACTTATGATTAAGAGTGTGCAAAGCTGCAACAGAAAAACTCTTTTGAATATGGGATCAAAACAATACATTGAGCAAATAGATTCTCTAAAAACTCTTTACAATAATTATTACAGGGATTCCCAGGACAGTATAA